ATCCCCACCCCAAAGAAGCCAAGCAACTAAGCCTGCTCCTGGATAACCTGGATCGGATGGATTACTGTTTGAAGGTGCTTTACCATCAACTTGATGGCGAGCAAACCAGGGAGCCATCTTTCTTACTTTTGGTTCTGTTATATTTCCAGCAGCCATATCTCTTGCTGCTGCGATGGTTGCTGGTACTAAACCATCTCCCCCAAAACCTTCCCCATAATACTTCAAACCACGCTTTGCGTTTTCTTGAATAAATGAAGGAACACTTAAATCTACTGCTCTGGCCTCAGTTTCTGGATTAATTTGAGATGGATTTAATGTTTCTATTCCCAGTGATTGATAGGCATTTCTTGCACTATCATCATTATCAATTGCTAATTTAATTGATTTAGTTTTTAAAATTTGTTCAGCAGTTTTTTTCTTATATTCAGGGCTTCTCATATCTGTATCATTTAAAGTTAAGGCATTATAGATTAATCCTGCATTGTGCAAATCATTTGCAGTTTTTTCACGCTCATTAATTTTTCTACCAGTTACTATATGAATATAATAAGTTTCACCTAATTTGTTTACATAATCTATATTCTTGATTATGCCTTCACTCCCATTTAAAACTGTTCCATCTACATCAACAATTACAACAGTATTTGAATCTCTTTTACGCTCACCACCTGGTTCAATACCTTCTGCAATTGAAACTGCAATCATTTGATCTATCGCATCTTGCTTAGATGTGTGGCAACCAATGGTTGTATAAGAACCATCAGATTCCTCTTTTACAGTTGCCCAACCAGCGCAATCGCTTTGCTTATCAGATATTAAATATGGCATGGATTCCTAAACTAGAAGTAAAACTTCGGCATCATCATCAAGTATTGAAAAATCAATTCGAGATGTTGATTTGCTGGAGAGCGTGCCAAGTTTTGTTTTAGCAGTTGCGGTCTTTATTGAAACTGTTATTTTTACAGGCTCAATAATTTCAGGGAAATTTGGTTGAATGTAATTTGGCAAGCCAGCCTGACTTTGAATTACCTCACCACTTGATATAACTACACTGGCAGCAAGCCCACCTAAAGTGGCAGTTGCTGAAACTACATTTGTTATTTGCGCAGTAGCGTTGGCAGTGGATGAACCTAGATTTGCCATTGCTGTTGCGAAGGTGATCGGCCCCAGAACATCAACATCTAACTCAGATGAATCTAAGACAAACTGAGCCATTTACTAACTCGCTAAAGTTAGTGAAACTGTTAATGAACCACTTGGGATTGTAAAAGTATCTCCAGCAGTGTAGGCATTACCTGCAACAGTTCCTGAGAATAGAAAGTTGCCTGCGGTTAAATTATCCCAAACAGTAAAGAATGTGGCATCCTCAGAACCTGCAATATTGCTCCAACTTATATCAGCATCAGAAGTTAATCCGCCAGTATTGGCAGCGCCAAAAGAAACTGATTTGCGAGTTGTTTCAGTAGCAGGGTTTGCAGTTCCTGCTGAACCTGGATCGCCAATATGTAGTTTTACATAAACATTGGCTACTGAATAAGCAGTTGCATTTCCAACTGCATCAAGGAATTTGTTTGCTAAGTAATTGCTTAATCCAGTTGCCATTACTCATTCCCCTCTATAAACTCCTCGATAATCTCATCAATGCGACCTTCTTTATCTCGCTTAACTTTCTTGCGAACTCGCTTTTGTTCAATGTTATTTGTTACCTGAACATTAGGCGCTTCAACATTTACATTAGGAGCAGCAACATTAACCTCTGGTGATTCCAACATTACCATCGCTGGTTCAACAGTTACATTAGGTGCAGCCACATTTACAGTTGGCTCTGGCACATTAACTACTGTTTGTTGATTATCATTACGCATTTGTCGGCTCTTAACCTCATAAACTGCGCTTGGATCGGCTGGATCAATTGATGCAACCTGTTGCAACTGACTACTTGGAACCCCAGTATGCTTCATCTTAGGCAAACCAATTGCTTCATTAACGGCTGCTGGATCAAAGCCAACCTGAATAAGTGCAGTAACAATTTCAGTTCTTAACTTCAAGCCAACATCTTTAGCATCAGCAGCATCAATATTTTGTAGAGGAACTCGATATTGATCGCCAGCCTCACCTAAAGGAGATAAATCCTCAGTTGCACGAACATCATTTAAACTCAAGAAACCTTCACGCAAACCTTTTGTGTATGAATCGTAGCGCTCAATTGTTGTTCCGCGTAGAAGTGCATCAAGATTAAACTTAATAAATCCATCTTTTTCAGGAAGTAAAGATGAGAGTGCTTGCTCAATTCTTTCTAGTAATGGGCGAAGTGAATGTTGTACAAATGAAAGATTCTGCGCTTCAACGCTAGCAAAACTCATTGCACCTGCAACTGGGTGTCCTAATAATGAAATTGGAACTCGGAATAATCTTGCAATTTCCTCAAGTCCAAATCTGCGTGTATCTAATAACTGAGCATCTTGGGCATTTAATGCAAGTGGTTTGAATTGAGCGCCGCCTGTTAGAACGCCAATCTTGCCAGCACGATAAGGGCCAGAATGAGTGATATTCCAATCTCGGCCAATTGATGTTGCCTGTTCCTCGGTCATCTCACCAGGTACTTCAATGATGCCGCCTGGGTTTGCTGCGTTTCCAAAATAAGAAGCAGCATAAGTATCGGCTGCCATAACTGCACCAATTGTAATTCTTGCTGCTTCAACTGGGCCTAAGCCGTAAAAAGAACCTGGCAATTTAAATAATGGAATATGTAATAATTCATCTTGAGTAAGCGTCATTATTTTTTGATTAAAATCTTGAGTATAAGTTCCGCCTGCTGGATCATATTCTTTAACTGTTACTTCATAAACTAAAGGTTCATTAGGGCCTTTGCGAACAATTCTTACTGATTCAGGATTGATGCAGTAAAGTTCTACAACATCACCCATATCATCACGAACTGTAAGTATGTAAGCATTTCCGCGAAGGTTTAATGAAGCAAGAACTTGCTCTAAAAATTCCATCCGAGTTGATTCTGCATTTGGCTTATTAATCCAAGCAGGAACATCACCATAAACAGCAGCATAAGAAATACGATTACGACCTCTGCGAACATAAGCACCCATCGGCAATGATGAAATTGTATCGCCTAGCAAACGAACGCAGGCATAAACAGTACTCATGCGGATTGCGGTTTCAGATGAAACTACAACTCCTGCTGGAGAACTGTAAGCAGGGCGGCCTGGGATTAGCGGCTCAACAAATTGGTTTGTTGCTCGCTTTTCACTAGCCTGGCGTAAGGCTCTTGATAAATTCATTAATTACCTTTTTCTGTAATCCATACTAAAAAACTTCCAAGCGCAATTAGTGCAACTGGAAACGAAAGAAGTGCTAAGCCTGTTGTTACGCAGGCAACCCCAACTACCTCCACTAATAAAGTGGCATTTATTTTTTTCATTTACTCCCCCTTATTGTTAAATTCATTTGTCAAATCGTGGCGTGTTGCAATAATTTTTAATTTTATCACGCGTAATAAATTTTAATTTCTAAATTCTAAAAAATATCAAAAGTATAATTGAGGTAGTGGTTAAGAAATACTTAATCACTAGGAAGGTACAAATGGAATGTCCAAAGTGTGGTAAAACAATGAACGAAGGTTATCGCATTACATTAGGTAAGAAAGGGCCAGCGCCAAAACATTGGTTCTGTTCTGATTGGAAAGGATGTAAATATGAAATGCCCTTTGTGCAAAAGTGATTTGGATTGGAGTATAACTAGAGGTGCAGTTTGCACTAATCCAAAATGTGATGATGAACTAGATTAAACCTGGATTGTAAAATATCTAGTTAGTGGCGCCTTGGGTTCAGGCGGTTGCGTGGCTCGATCATAACCAAAGATTGAGGCAACAGCAGCATCTACCTTGCGACGGCTTGAAGCCTTGGCGACCATTACTCCTCTTGAGGATTGTTTGGTAACGCAGTTTGAGATGTGGCGGGCCAAGCGTTCATCGCCATCGTGAGTAAATGATCCATTAACGACGGCCTCATAAAACTTTTGCGTTGCTGGCACCATTCGTTCCGCCGAGTTTGGATAACTAACAACTGGTAAGCCGTTCTCATCAAGAACCATGAATGTTCGTTGCCATCTTGCTGGGTCGAATACAATTTCTCTAACTTGGAATCTGGAATCTCGGTAAACATCTATTATTGTTTTTTCAACTTCAGCAACTGGAACAAACCAACCTTGCTCTGCATCGTGTGGCTTCTCCCAAATTCCAACAACTTTTAAATGTGGTTTTTCTCCGCCTAAAAACCAGGCAACTAAAGCAGTTGAATCATTTGAGAACGCGCCGTCAAATGCTAGAACTACATCCTCGCCAGGAATATCCTCGCGCTCTAAATCTATTATTGCTTCCCAAGAACCAGTTGGCAGCCAAGCAGTAGTTGTACTAACAAAACAATTTATTCGCTTTGTTCTAAATTCCGATTCAGGAGTGCGTAGTACTGCCGATTCAAAATCCTCAAAATCAACAATATCGCTAATACCAGGATTAGCCTCTTGCCAAAGTTGCGGATCACGATGATCTCCTTCTGGCTTAGTAGGTTCCCACCAAGCGAAAAAGAAACTGGGATCAACATTTTCACCCTTAGCAATTCTTTGCCCATATTGGTAAAGAGAATAACAAAGTGAATCTTGACCGCTAGTTGCAGTTTTAACGCCAGCAGTAGTTATGCCAAAGAGAAGTGAATCTTGCCTAGCACCACCTGCAAGGCTCATTACATCCCATAACTCTCGATTGGGCTGGGCGTGAACCTCATCAAAGATAACTAATGGAGAAGGGTTTAATCCTTCTTTAGTGTAAGCCTCAGCAGATAGAACTCTGTAAACTGAACCTTTATCTTTAAATTCAATTGCATCTTTGTAAAGAGTAAACATTGTTGAAAGTTCAGGATCAAGTTCAACCATCCTGCGAGCAGTGCCGAAAACAATTCGGGCTTGATCTCTATCGGCTGCGCAAGAGTAAATTTCAGAACCATTACCGCCAAGAGTTAAACCTGCTAAACCAACGCTAGCAGCGAGTGCCGATTTGCCATTCTTTCTGGCCATCCCAATTAATGCGGTTCGGTGTTTAAATCTGCCGTTTTCTTTTCGGGCTAAAGCGTGATTAAGTAATTCTTTTTGCCAAGGGCGCAGACTTAATAACTCACCAGCAGGGGCTGCGATTGAATCTTTAGTTACTCTGCAAACGGCTTCTGCGAACTGGCTATAAAGCGGCCCATCGCCTGCTGCAATTTCTGCATCGCTTACTGGCGTTAGCCAACGCGGTGGCCAGGAATTAGTTTGTTGCATTATGTTTTTGCTGGAGAAGTTCCTCTAGTTTTCCGCGAGCCTTCACTTCAGCAACCCCCAGTTTTGATCTATCACTTGGAGTTAATCCAAGCAAAGATAAATTTTTAACAATATCACCCTGCACTGTACTTAACATTCCGAACAAAGGATTTTGGTAAGCATAACCTTTATCAGTAAAAAGTATAAATTGTTCAGGCTTTAGTTGATCCTGAATTTGTTTTTTCAATTCCATCTTTTCACAAAGTTCTAAAAGTATCGTGCCATCTGTATTGGCAATCCAAGGTGCAAGATTTAAAACCTCACGCCAAAGTGTTGAACCAGTTTCAGTTAAATGCGCTGGCGGTTCAGCCGAGAATCTAGGCAACGCAATAACTTTATTTATATCAGGAAGTTTTTGTTTACCTGGATTTCCATTGCGCCGTTTAATTTCATTTGGCTTTGCAGCCATTTTTATCCTGTCCGATTTGTACCATATTGCCCCCCTTT